CGGGATCAACACGTAGCGTTAAAAACTCCTGGGCAATGTTCCCCAACAGCTCATGCTCAGAGGTCGGGCTAAACAAATGCCGCGGATCTTCCCCATCAAAAACCGCCCTGCGCAGTTTAGTCACTTGCGCCCGCGCCTCAGCTAGTTTAACCTCAGGGTATCGCCCCAGCTTCATGCGTTGCGCTTTACCCTGCCATTGAAACCGAAAGTTAAAGCTGATCACGCCATGTTTGGTAATGCGCGCCGTTAAACCATCTCGGTCCGATAATTCAGGCTTGCCATTGTAAGGTGATTTTATATTACGTAGTTTAGATTCAGATATTGCCATGTTTCACCGTGATGCAAAGTAAGTTGAAATATGATGCAATTTGCGATGCAAATTAATCAGATAACATACAATAGCAGCAAACAACAAAGAACCACAATAAACTTAAACAAATACAGCAAAATCAAGGGTTAATATGGGTAATTCAACACAAAAGACAACACAACAAAACACCCCCAATCAGCCTACTTTATACTGGCACGATTATGAAACATTGATGGTAAAGAGCTGATTTTATTAAGATTAAGTTTTAATAAAATCAGTTTTGGACGGGCTGAGGTACAAGATGGTAACAGCGGCGGTTAGGCGGGTGGGCTGTTGTTGTCGTCGGCGTAGACGCGTTCGTCGTAGTTGTATGCCTTTATTTTCACGCGGTCGGTGCCGGAGGGTTTTATTTCGGTGACTAATACCGGGTAATTCCAGCGTTCGGCTACGCCAAATTGATATAATGGCGGCTCTTGTCGGCCGCTGCAATCGGGTGTGAAACTTAAACTACTGGCGAGGATCACTTGTTGATTATGCGCGCCGGCGGTGCAGGTGAATGGGCCATCCATGCTGCCATCGGGTTTGCGCAATGCGATAAAGTGTGTGCCGGTTGTTTCAAATTCGACAGGTTGATTTAGCTCTAATGTTAATCCATTGGCAGATTCTATTCGTCCGGTTTGAGAAAAACCGGGGGTATCATCGGCGAGTGAATCGTAACTTAAATAACCGCTGTTTAAGCCGTCCATTTCGGTTTCAAAGCTGTACTCGGTGCGGCGAAAGCGTATTTCGCGGCGTTTTCGCATGCCAAACTGCCAAGCTTTGGTGGTGTCGGTGATGCCGTAAGCGCGCACTTTTTTCGGGCGAACGCCTAAATCGGGGCCTAATAAACATAAAATGGTTTCGGGTTTCCAGGTTTCTTTTGAAAAATATTCGACTTCAACACCATCGGGTTCATCGGGATCAAAGAGTTTAATATTACGCGTCAGTGGTTTGAGCATGTTGTCGGGCTGATACATGTAGTTAAAACCAGATCGCGGCTCGTCGCGCACGGGGATTATTTGCCCGTAATCTAAAGTTGGCTCTGCGTAACCGATCGCCAGCACCCGCTTTAATGCGTCAAAAATGGTGCTGTCGGCGTCAAAGATAGCATCAAAGTTATCGCCGCGATTATCCCAAACGGTTTTTAAGCGGGCTAATTCGCTCAAGCCAATTTGCGCGTCACCATGACCGTTGTCTTTAACGATGTATTCAAAGGCGTCGGCAATGCTGCGCGTGGGGATATTGTTTAATTTGCGCGTCGCCACCAGGTTAAATTTATTTTCCGCGCTGCTGGCAATGGCGTTGGTGCCTTTTAATTTTAAATGGATGGTTGTAACGCCCGGATAACTGGCGACCGGTGCCAATGTTGATTTTAAGCTCACCCATTCGCATTTATCTTTTACTTTAGTATCATCACTGTCTGCAGTAAGGCGCTCGACTTTAATTAATGGCCGGCTGTATGTTAGGTTAATCGTTTCGGTAAACGCGAGTTGATCCAGACTGTCGCCCGTATAGGTAAAATCATGAGCAACCCAAAAGATAATCCAATTGTTGGTCTTGTCTGCTTCCCAGACCCGCATTGTGACGCTGCGCGGTTGCGGATTTCCGTTGTCGTCTAAAATGTACAAGCCTTGGGGAAACAGGAAATCAACGTGCACCTGGCTGATGGGCACGGTGGCCGGTGAAGCTTCAAAAGGGCCAGTCGCAGCGGACTTATTTTTACGGGTAAAGGTTGAGGTGGTGTATATCAACCCTCCTTCGCTTTCCATGTATTCGTTGAAAATGACAGTATAGCTATTTACTATCTCTTTTACTGTATAAGTGCCTGCATTAGCCCCCGTAAAAACAATGCCCGTGTCACCTTCATTTAAATAATGGTCTTGTGCGCCAAACCCGGCCCGATAAATAACGCGCGTACCATTAAAAAACGCGGAGTCGCCAGTGTAGGTACGATCAAAAGAAAATTCCCCCGTGGCGGTATGGCTGACATCTTCGGATCGGGATATTTCAATACCGGTTGTGCCCGCTGTGCCGCCGACTTCGGGCGAGGTGTAGATATTATCGATAAAGGAAGTATCAGCATTTGGCTGATACTGGGTCATGACTATGTCATCTTCGTAATGACTGATAGACGTATTGCCGATCATGACCTCATTGAGATCGAACTCTCCGACGCCCACGGATAACATCAGTTCAATATATTGATCGTTGTTTTCATAAAATCGGTGCGGCGCGCTTAATAAGTCGGGGAATGTTTTATGGGTGCCAAACAGCTCGGGAATAATGCCCATCAAGCGCGGTTTGTTGCCTTGTGCATTGGCGTCATAAATCACCGAGCCTTTGGGTGTGGTGTTGTTATAGGCGTCGGGCATATTGACTAAGGTATAAATAGTCGTTGCCACGGAAATCACGGCAATAACCACCAAAAATATGGTCATTGGCTCTTTGGCTTCGACCGTGATCTGAATGATATCCGTTTCTGAGAGTGTAACTGTGTGCCATTGCGCTTGCGCAAAAAATTGGTTGTTTAGGGTGGCGCTGAATAAGGGATTTTCTTTTTGCACATAAGCGGGCACGGTATCGTCAAGCCATTGCGCTAAGGTGGTGCCCGCTTGTGCTTGATTGGTTTCAAACAGGGCGGGATCAAGTTTGTTGGGAAAGACCAGGATGGTAGGCATAATATTTAACCTTAAAAAATAGGCGCTCAAAATTAGCGAGTTTGGTTTTTAGCGGGCCATGCTTTCGCCCGGTGTGATAAACCTGCAGGCCGTTGGCTTCAACGACAACGCCAACGTGTAATAATAATCCGCGTTTAAAGCAAGCGACAATGCAGCCCGATTGGGGCTGACATTGTACAAATAACGGCGCGACTTTTTGATACGCGGCGGTTAGGTTTATTTTGTCGTCGGGGCTGATAAAGCCATAGCTATCGAGCAATGGCTGATGAAAATTAAAGTGCAAGATGTGGCGCACTAATCCCCAGCAATCAAAGCCGTCAAAGTCACGGCCGCCATCGATATAAGGCACGGTTAAATAACTGTCTAGGCTGTTGTTATTGACCCTATTACCTAAACTGCTATTTAACCTGCTATCTACAGGTACGGGGTTAGCCATAATATTTTAATCCCGGTGCAAAACTTGGCGTATAACGGCGGAACGGCCAGGCTTTATTGACTAAGTCGTGAAAGGTGGCGGTAATGTTGACGGAATTTAAGGTTACTTTAGCGCCGGTGGCGGTCATGGTGATCGGTGGATTAGCCGGATAAGTTAAATCACTGCCGGCATAAACGCGGTAAATCACTTTGGTTTTATTGCCGGCTTCTTGACTGGCATTGATCGCGCGTAATACTTCGCCGGTGACGTTATCAATCTGAAAGCTTAAGTCTTGCCGCCCTTTTACGGATTTTGCAGGTAGCGAGACACCAAAGGGCGCGGCGGTAAAGGCCACGGTTTCGGCGGTTTCAAGGCCCAGGGTTTTGTTTTCATACCCCTGGACAATACGGATCACCCCCGCAGGAAACCCATCGACCGCAAACGCGGGATCGACAAGTTCAAGGGTGTGGATGATGAGATCATCCACCGGGGCAGAGGCGTACAAGGTTTGTAGTAGTTGGGACATAAGCCGCCTGATTATAATTTGTGTATAAAGCGACTCTTTTAAGTGCTGAAGGGTTCTTTTTTGTCACCTGCGCGCCAAGTCGCATAATCTTGATAGATAACATCCATGCGAGCCGCATAAGCATTCATCACATCTTTCAGGTTAGCGAAGGTGACTGCTGCGACAGCGTTGTCAGCCAATATCCAATTGCGTGTTTCACTGTCTGGAAGTTCGTCGCGCTGACATTTATTTATTGCCTCGTTGATATTATCGCGGGCTTTCGGTCCTACTTGAAATGCATGCCCTGCAATATTTATATTAGCACCAATTGCCGCGTCACGCGTGTTTTTTGCGATTTCCTGATGCTGTTGCAACTCAAAGTCACGCTGTCTGTAGACGGACTCAATTTGATCATCATCCATTCCCAGGTTAATCATGTACTGATAATTAGTTTCTGTGTGGGGTATGTTTTTGTGTATGTATTTAAACATTGTATATTCTCCTGAATGGCTCCCTGAAGAGCATGCATTTTAAGTTATGGGCGTCGGCGTGACTAGCGTGACCAAGCCATGATTGAATGTTCTGATTAATATCAGAGAGCTGAACGTGCCCTTTTGCGTAAAGTTTATGATACTTTTTAAGTTTGGTCTTTATTCGCTTAACGCTACATTTTCTAAGTAGCTTATGCGTTGAGTAGATTCTATACCCCAAAAAGTCTAAGCCGCGGCCGTTATTTTTGGCGACGGGGAATATCTGAGTTTTACTGTTTGTATTTAGGCGCAGTTGTTGGTGCAGAAATTTTTCAATGTCTCTGCGCCATTGGTGTAATTGCGCTTTATCGTGATGAATAATGATAAAATCATCCATATAACGCACGTAGTTTTTTGCTTTTAATTGGTGCTTACAAAACCTATCTAGCTCATTTAAGTAGATGTTAGCAAATATTTGACTGGTTAAGTTTCCGAGCGGAATGCCCACTCCCAATCCGTCGCTTGGGCTGTTGTCTATAATGTAAAATAATAGCTCCTGGGTTCGGGCGCATTGTATTTTAGCGCGAAGGATTGATTTTAGAATAGCGTGATCGACACTTGAAAAGTAACGGCTAATATCCGCTTTGAAGGCATAGGCCTT